GTGGTTTTACCCAGCCCTTCGGCGGGAAGAAGCTATTATTTCCATGCGCCACCTTGCCGTGCCACTCATTCCCCTTAAACTTTTCGCCGGCGCCGCCATCAATCTTGCCATTGCTAAGGTGAACCTTGGAGCCGTTGATGGTGCGCCAGTTCTTTGGGTCTGGGTCCTTCGGGTAGTCCTTGTCGTTTACAAATGTCCGAAATGAAAAACGGCCGCCTAGCTTGAGATTCGTCAGCAGGAGGCCGAGCCGTATTCTTTGTGTTGCGTTCATGGTTTCACCTCACATAATCTGCTCAAACTGTCGGCGGCTCATGGTGGTTATCTTGCCGTTGCGGTACACTCTGGCTGGCCAGGTAACGAGGTCGAGGTCGACTATCGTTTCTGGATAGCAGCGGCAATTCGGTGCCTGACCTGCATGGTAACTGCCCAGCGTGTTTCTGTACGGCCTGCCCGTTTTGGTGTAGCGAGGGAACAGCGTTTCTGGAGCTGGTGGGTCGTTCCAGTTGACGAGCACGCCGCTCATTGCCTTATGCGCATGGCGTGTTCTTCCATCGCCTTTATTGCCTCCTACCGGGCGCCACACATACCAATTAAGGCCGAGGCTCTCAGCTCTCGTCCTGATGAGGTTGGTTTGCGTGTAGCTGACCTGCGTCCGGGCGATAAGCTCTGCCCTGGCTTTGGTGTGCTGCGGGAACATCAAGGCGATTTCCTTCTCGATTTCGCTCGCTCTGCGCCCTTTGAGGGCCTCCCTCTCCACGTATGCTGCTACGTCCTTCCCTATGTCGGTTGGGAGCGTAACAATACGATACGTCGTGTCGGTAATGAGCTGGTCGAGCTGGTCGCCTCTGCCTGTGCGCTTAAGCTCCTTCATCAATGCCAGATACAGTTCCCGGCTTTTGCCATTGAGAGCTGCTGCTTGCCGCCATGTGTGTCCCTGGTCGCGAAACAGGCCCGTTACCATCTTTTTGGCCACAGCCTTTGCCAGTTCGCGGAATTCGTCGCTCTCTGCAAAATCCCGCAGACGCTGCATGATTCGCTCTGGGCTCCGCAGCCCCTTTACCAAAGCTGCTATTCTCCGTGCCAGTCTACGCATGGCGCGGGTGAAGGCTATTTCTATTCTTCTTGCCGGCTGCCATAGCTGGTTCTGGTTCACGGATTATTCCTCCCTCGCTTCCTGACGCTTGTTCTGGGGCGGTTCTTCTTTTTGTTTGGGTACTTGTTCGCCCTCACCTTTTTCGGACGCTCCTGCGGGCTCTGGCGGCTGTTGTTCGGAATTTCCGAACATGTCACCACCCATACCCTCGTCGGGGCTCATGACTTCATCGTCGGCTTTTTCGATGTCCTCATCAGTGATATTCGTCCACATTCCTGTCAATTCCGACTGTTGGCGCAGCTCTTTAAGCGCCACACGCTGGCTTATCAGCCCTGCTTGGAAGGCTTTGGTCACCGAGTCGGTGTTTTTGGACGCCAGGTCAGCCATTTCGTCTTCCGGTGCGCGTCGTACTGGGTTGAAATCATAATCGAAATCGTCCGGGACCGCTCCGAAGGTCGACATCATGATAATTGGCAGGAGCTTATCATAGACGGGCCTCAGCTCGTTCTCCTGCTTTTCTTCAATGGTGTCATAATAATTTTGCATGTCGGATTCGCCGGTAGCATTCATTCCTGCCGGGCTCCTACCGAACAGCTTTGTCACCGGGGTTTCGGCTGCGCCTGCTACGTCCATCATAAAGCGGTCATACACATCAGCAATGCCGCCGAACGTGTACTGGTGCGTCTCGTAGCTGTCGTTTTCGCCAAGGATCTGAATGCTGTTATTATTCATCAGCGTGTTCATGGCCTGCACGGTATTGTATAGGTCGCGCTGGGCGTTCTCGTTCCCTGTAGCCAACATCATACCCATACCGTCCATTTTCATGACGCGCAGATTGGCCATAAAGGTCAACATAGCAATATTCCACGACACGTTGTCTCGCTTACGGAGCTCGTCGATTACATGCTCCAGTTCGCTGGCTCCCCAATATGTTTCGGCCAATTCTTCAAGGTACGGAAGGGCACGCCCCATAAATCTGAGGATTCGACTGTGGTGCACGCGGATTCCCTTGTCGAGCGTGTCACATGTAATCGTGTAGCTTTTCGGCAGCCCATACTCGGGGTCGCCGGGGTCTTCCACTAGGTCTTCATTTGGGGTTATACCGCTCCACCGGTCGAGCACCAGCAGCCCTTTGTAACTGTCAGGCATTACCTGGTCGAGCTCTAACGGCTGGTCAAGCATGTCTTCCTGCCCGTCAATCATGATTAAGGCACCGGCGCCGCCGTACAAACGGCCCCATTTGAGCCCTTTAAGCAGTTTAGCGTGGGTGCCGGTCCGTCTGAACGTCGTCTCCAGCTTCTTCGTTGAGTCCGGGTCGAGCTGTGTCGTTATTTTGTACCCGTTCTTTGTCATATCCTCCGGGATAACGTCAATTATGCGCCGTACTACCCAGTGCGAGCGGTACAGGCTATTGATGGTCTGCCAGTCCCGGCTGAATCGTGTCAGCGGGTACTGGGTGGCCTCCAAGGCATTTGGCATAAACACGCCCGACCGCGTCAGTGGATTCTGAAAGGAATCCTGCGTTTTTACTTGGCGAGCTTTGGCCGCTGCCTTTTTCTTTTTACTCATTCCTTCTTCCTCCATTTCGGGAGCATGGTCATGCAGAAATAGCGTAATGCGTCCATGGCATGGTCAAGCTGCTTGACCGGCTTTTCTTCTCCCCGACGCGCAGCCTGCTCGTCCCACACATACGCCTGAAACTCATCAATCATCGGCTGGCAAGTTTCGCGGTTCATGTGAATCTTGCCCTGCGTCAATAGCTTGGCTACAATGCGGATGCCGTCGTTGACGTTGTTGTCAGCGTCCTTTACGCGGAATCCTCGGCCTTGACATTCGAGCTTGAAACTTGCCGCGCTGGGGTCGATTACCACCATATCTGGGAGCTCGTCGCCTACAAACGCTTCCAGGTCGTCGCCATACTCCTTGTCGGTCTTCTGCCGTTGCTCTTTTCGGCTGTCCCAGTAGTACATGTTCGGGATCCAGATATGGTCCCCGTCATCGTAGATATCTAAGAACACCATTGGGTTTTTAGTGCCGTAGTCGCATGCGATGTAGCGCCTGCAGCGGCTTTTCAGTGTGTTGTTCCATTCTCCCGGCTTGATGCAGTGCTTTTCTTCGTCGAACATGTCATAAATGACGCCCTCTGCCAGCACCCACAGCCCGAGAATCATACGTTTAAACCACATGCCTGAATAGCTGGCTCTGATGTTGGTTTTGTAGTCTTCACCAAGGTTTGGATTATCGTCTAAACCAAAATGAACGACCTTTACCAGGCCGCTCTGGAGCTTGTCTTCGTTCGTGATGTACTCTTTGTACAGATAGTGTGCTGGGCTGTCGGGGTTTGTTGTCGCATACAGCTTTGCTCCCTGCACGCTCAAACGATTGAGGAGCTGTTTAAAGAATCGCTCCGGCATCAGCGTCAGCTCGTCGCAATATGCGCCTGCCAGCGTTTTGCCGCGGATGTACTTCTCGGAGCCTTCGTCCTTTGCGCCCACCACTTTGATTCTGCGCTGGTGATACCCGTATCGGTCTTCCCAGTGCACGATAAGGTCCCCGCTCTGGCGGTTATACTTGAAGCTGTCGTCTCCGATGGTGTCGAACAAATCATTGAGCACGTTGTCGTACACCGTGTCTTTGGACACACCGACCATCAAGAGCAGGCCGGGTGGAGCTGTCATAATGTAATTCAGCCACTTGGGAATCATGGCCACGGTTTTACCGCTTCGGACGCTTCCCTCAAGGATATTGATGAATGCGTCATCCTCGTGGGGCGTCTCTATGAAATTTAGAGCTTTGTCGCCCCACTTGCCGAATTCCATCTTTTACTTCTCCTTCCGCTGCTCCTTTTCTTTCCGGGCTGTTTCGAGGGATTTTACCAGTTGCATCATCGTGCTTTCCTCCGGCTCGTCCATCTCTGCCAAGAAGCCGGTCTTACTTCCCTTCGAGAATGCTGTTGCCGGGCTCACAGCCTCTGCCTGCTCAATCTTAGCCCTGCGTTCTAGCTCTATCCCCTGAATTAGATAATCGAGGATATTGCGGGCTGTCATGGTCTCCTGCGGAAGCTCTGCCAGGGCCTTCAATGCTTTTTTCTGCAATGCTTTGGCTACACTTATGTGGGCGTCCTGCATTTCCCGGATGGCTGCCTTGCGTACTTCCAGTTCCTCTTTTTGGAGCTCGTTGTCGTAATCCCGGCAGCGTTCCACCCAGTTCCATTTTGTGCACCACACATTTACTGTGGTGAAGCTCTTACCTATTTCCTCTGCGGTGAGCCGCACACATCTTTTTTCCGGTGGGTTACGGTGAGGTCGGTCTCGGTATACACAAAACGCCGCATATACGCTGGTGCCTTCTCCTGGCTGCCGCTCCCAGCTGTTTTCTGTTGGTTCTCTACGAGTCGTCATGCATCTGTCCTACCTCCTTCCGGTTACTCACTTACAACTGTATCGTAGGGCATTTCCTGCCCGTCTCTCTCGACGAATACGCTGTGGTTGCCACTGGTCTCGATGTAACGCTTTACAATGGCATCTACATACTGCGGGTCCAGCTCTGTTGTGTAGCAAATACGGCCGGTCATTTCGGCTGCAATCAATGTGCTTCCGGAGCCACCGAAGAAATCCAGCACAATATCTCCTGTTTCGGAGCTGTTGCTGATTGCCCTGACAGGAATCTCCACCGGTTTCTGCGTCGGGTGCACCGTGTTGGTTTCCCTGGCCACTTCCCACACAGTCTTGTCCATGCCGTCTTCAAATAACGTTATGCTACGCCCTTCTGACAGTCTGATGTAGCGTACCTTTTTCCCCTTCGGTACTTTGTTACTGAGACTGAGCTTGTGACCTTCTCCGTCGGTCAGCACAACGCCTCCGGTGAGGGTCGTTGCGACGCCATCTTTGCCGCGATACACGATGTTCCATGCGGTGCGCTGGGCTCTATCCCCATACCACTTTGCATGCTGGCCTGCTTTTTCCGCGTAATAGCACGGCTCATGGCTCCATTGGTAGTCTGCATGGCCAAGGACGGGAGCGTTCTTTACCCAAATGAGATACTGCTTTTCCATCAGCCCGGCTGCTACCATCGCGTCCTCGAAGTCGCGTTTGGTGGAGCTGGCATGCCAAATATAAAAAGCCGCGTCGTCCTTTGTGTGCTTCACGTAATTGCGAAACGCCGGGACTAGCAGCTCGTTGAGCAGTTCATCATGGGTTTTGTCGTCGTTCTTAATCATGCCGAACTTCCCGCTCTGGGTCTCGTAAGAAACACCATACGGCGGGTCGGTGTGTACCATCTGCGCTTTGGCTCCTGCCATCAGCCGCTCGATGTCGTCCTCGCTTGTTGCGGATCCGCAGAGCAGGCGGTGACTTCCAAGGTGCCACAGGTCGCCCAACCTGCTGAAGGGCTCCTTGTTCTCCTCAGTCTCAGGCTCGGCATCGGCTCCATCGTCTTCGATTGACTCTCCGTCACCATCAATGGCCGCGAGAATCTCTTTGAGGTCCTCCTCGGTGAAACCGGTCAGCTCGATGGGAACTTCCCCGGTGTCCATCGCGTCTACCATCGCCATGAGCTCCTCGCTGTCAAAATCGGAAAGCTCGGCGATACGGTTGTCTGCGATGAGGTCCGCGTGCTCCTCGGCCTCGCTTGCGTAGTCCTGGTATTCAACCGGTACCCACTTGAACCCTGCCTGCAAGGCTGCCATGCGTCTGCCATGGCCTTTTACCATCAGCCCGCTGCGCTTTGATACTGTGATGGGGGCTCGCCAGCCTGCGTGCTTTAGAATGTCGGCCAGCAGTGCCACCTGACGCTCGTTGTGCTTGTTCGGGTTCGCCGGGTTCGGCTTCAAGTGGTCGATACGCTCGACCTTGTCAAATGAGCAGAATACCGGCACGTCGTCCTGCGTTACGTCGCGGGGCTCCGCTGTCGTTTTATAGAGCATCACTTGTCTCTCCTCTCTGTTTTGTCCATGATACCATTATAGATGGGTCTGCTGTAAAAATCCGTCATTCTTTTGGCAGGCTTTTAACGGAGATTTTACGGCATTTTTACGCCGTTTTTTCGCCCTTTAGTTATCCACAACCTTATCCCCACAATCCACATTTTTCAATTATTCATTGTTTTTTTGCTTGACACTTTAACTTATCAGAGTTAATATGGACACAATCAAAAAGGGAACCGCGAACAATGAAAGGAGCAATCAAAATGAAGAAAACTTATCACGTACTTTTCAACGATGACCGGGTTTCGCCTTGTGTCAGGTTTGAAACCAAAGCGGCTGCAGAATCTTTCCTGACTGAATATAAAGCAAGTCACGGAAAATACAGTGCCAGATTATTCGTCAGGGAGGACTCTTTGGGGCTTCCTTCTCCGGCGCAACAAATGGCCACTCGTTTAAGGAGGAGTCAAAAATGAGAAAATTGGAAAGCGGCATTATTTTTGAAGGTTATGAATTCGTGGCTGGTCGGGATTATATCCACGCTATCAGCAGCGAATTTGGAAAACGCAACAAACGTCGTCGGTTGACAGACGAAGGGAAGCGCCTGATTCGCGAAATTGCAGAAATCACCGATTATGGCACTATGTCCCGTCATCGCAAGATGGGCATAATCTGGCACGATGAAGATTTAAGCCGTGAAGTCTAAGGGGGTTATCACCATGAAATTCGAACCGACCGCTAGAGAACTTGCCCTCCGTGAATATCGCAAGCTCTACGAAAAATCCTACCGTTACTATCTTGAGCGTAATAACCATATGGAAACCGAATATAACCGCATGTGCCGCGGTGCTTGTCGCATCTGCCTTGCTATAGGTTTCACAACTGACGATATCGCTCACGTCGAAGAATTAACCCGCCGTATCGTGGATCTTGAAGAAGAAAAACAGCTGCAAAACGCATAAAAATCGCCCTCGGCCATCAAATGGTCGGGGGCTTTTCTTTGCCTATTTTCACTCCAAGAATACAAACGATAGCTGCTGGGGCTGTGCCCGCACACCGAAGATAAAGAATGCCACGGCTTTTAGGGCTTTGCCACCTTTGTCTCGTGCCCATCTCTCTGAATACCCGCGGGAGTATCCGATTTCGTCCCAGCTCCTTTTGTCGATGTAAAATTCTATAAGCACCTCCCGGTCTTCCTCTGGCAGTGAGCGCAGGGCTCTGTCTACGCGGTCAAGAATCCTCTGCACTTCGTCCCGGTTGAGCATTTCTTTGTAGATAGCCTGCTGCCTGCGGATTCGGTCCTGAGCTGCTGCTTCCACAGCATTGAGCTCTCCGGATCCACCGCGCGGCATGCCGTCATACTTTGCTATCGGAGCCGTCAAATCATCGGCTCGTTCGAGTAGTCGTGTCTGCGCCGCTATGTCTTCGTCCATTGCCACTACCATTGCTTTGAAGTTGTTGTACTCTTTCATCCAAATTCGCACAGTCCGGATATAGTCGTTGTACTCTTTGTAAACTTTCATTTTCCCCTCCATGATGTACGTCTAAAATAGCCGGATTTCCTGTTTTTCTTTGAGGAGTCTGATTAGATACGGGTCTGTCTCCTCGTTAATGTTTATAGCCAGTGGTGTGATTGTCACCTCCACCCGTGGGTTCTCTTTATCAAGCCCAGCGATACATGTGCCGTCCCAACTCTTTATGATACGGTCGTCCGTCAGAATCCATTCCGTGATTAGTGTCTTCTTCCGGTTCTTGACTTTGTACTCGTCGCTGATAAGGTCTGCAGTAGCCTGCATCAGACCGACTAGGTCCGGGTAATGAGCTTTGTCTTTTAAGTAGTAACGGGCCGTTACCTGGACGCCCGTATCGTAATGTGGCCGGTCTTTTAACAGCCACATCTGCTGTTTGAATACCTTTTCATACTCGCGGTATGTTTTAGACGGGAGCAGAATACTCCGTCCTTTTACCATGGTCGCGCTGTTTTTCTTAGTTGCCGGGTGCCCATAAATAATAAAACTGTACGATTTACTACTCATTCTGGTCCTCCCGATGTGCAGCTGCACACAAAGCCCACATGGCGACCATCGTTATTAGCGCACCGCAGTACCCTGCTCCCGCTCCGATAAGCAATCCAATGTAATAATCAGTCATTTGCTGCTGCCCTCCGTTTCATAATCTTGAGCACATACTCTTTGAATGCTTTGTGCCGGATCCACATTTCACGTTTTCGTTTTTGTAATTTGCGCATCTTTATTCTCCAAAGTAACCTATTCCACATCAATCTCAACCGCCTGCCCTGTCAAAATCTCTTTTAGAAATCCATCCGTCGGATACCACCGTCGGCAGCTATCGTCGAAGTATTCCATGCCGTTTTCGGTAAACCGCACACGCTTAGCGACTTTGTGCACGCTGGACTCAATCAAGAACGGCTCATTTAGCTCTTTTCCTTTAAGTGCTGCGACTTCATCCATGACATTGACGGAAAGGCTTTTCCATTTTTCATTCATCGACAATCACCGCCCTACCAACTAATAAATCTTGTAGTATAAAAGTGTCAAAGTCCAAATATGGATTGTCATACGCACCGTACGAAATAAAACCACAATCTGTAAACTTACAATCAAATAAACAATTGTCATACCTTACAGTGAATCGCTCGTTCAGCTTCTTGCCGAACAATGCCGCAACCTGTGCCATTTTATTCTCTGCCATGATTAGCCCTCCTGTTCCACGCTTCTATCAATCTGTCACAGTTATCTGTAATGTTATCGTAGACTCTATCAGAAAAAGTTTTTAGCTTGCATTTTGGGCAATAAATATAATAATCATCATCGTCCCTGCAAAGGTACACGGCACTTCCGCATTGGCAAGGTTTCAATTCATTCTCTGCCATCTGAATCACGCTCCAATCGCTCAATATCAGCTTTGGTAATATTCCAATTATCACACGGAATTTTATTATCTTTCGTCAGCCCAATCAGCCTGCATTTAACATGGTCATACAAAAACGTACAACCATTACATTCTTCGTGATTATTTAACTTGTCAATATATCTGCAATACTCTTGTAAGTCATACATAACTTTGGCTATAACCCGGAAATATGCTCCCATTTTCTCAACGTGTCTCTAAAAGAGTAATTATCATTCATCGTCCGTGCATCCTCCTCCACTTATCAACGCATTCCAAAACAAATTCCCTTGTACATTGGTTTTTCAGCTGACAATCGCAGCCGACATACCACCATTCCTGGCTCGCTCTACGAACGCTTGCCTTGCCGCCGCAATTCCGGCAATTCGGCAATTTAATCGCTTCCATTTCCGCATCTGTCAAAATTAATCATCCCCGCTGCAATCAAATCCTCTGCTCGTTTATAGCCGTGAAGCTCTGCGTGGGAGTGTGTGATTACATCCATGTGCAGACCGCAGATTTTACAAAATCCTGGAGCCCACCGGGTAACGTGTTTCGTTCTTGGCAGAGTAATTGCAGGCTTCCTGTGCTCGCGCTCAATCATGTTACATGACACATCGTGGCAGTGTCGGATTTTGTCCGACAGCGATTTTGGCTTGTTATAGCCGGTCTTGCGGGTCCGTTTCTCTCGTATCATGTTTTCGCCTCCCTACTCTATGAAATCAAGATAGCCACGCCGCTGGTTCTTTATATTTACTTCTTTACAGAGCCGCCGACGCTCGTTCGCGTCATAGCCGACGGCTTCGAGCCAACTCGTGCATACCGTGATGATGTCGGTGATTTCTTCGGCCATTTCCTCCGGGCTGCCTGCTTCCATGGTTTCTGCGATTTCTTCCTTTATCTTGAGTACCCAGTCTCTGTGGGTGTAGTCTACGACCTTTACTTTGCCGTCGTTTCTGACCGGCATCGGCAGTTCGTTTTCGTAAATCGTCAGCATATTGTCTTCCTCCATGTTCGGTTTTTATCTAGTTACCCTCTCAGGCTTCGAGATTTTGTCTCTGTGGGTGGTTTGTCGCCTTTTGGGTATAAGTATATGGGTCGGTGTTTTTCCGTGCCTTACAGGCGATTTTTACCATCTTTTCTTTGGGAGCCGCAGCTGGTCTTCGCTTACATCAAAGCCCTGCTCCTGCAATCTTGCCCTGGCTTCTCTTATAGCTTGCGCCCTGGGGCCGATATCCTTCTTTGCTGCATGCTTGTCTACCCAGCTTATCGCTTTCCATGCTGTGGGGTCGCTGGCATTGAAGCCGCGCTTTTTACTCATATCCTGCGGTCACCTCCTCGGATTTCGACAAATTTGCACATGGCGTATAGCCGGCTCATTATTCGCTCCGACGGTGCCTCGTCGATTACTTTCCCTTGAATGTTGGTTACTGTCAGCCTATCGGTGAGCTGCTCCGGCCCGTAATTCGTGGTTACTAGCGTTGTCCTGTCGTTGTTGTATCTGGCATTAACGATAAGGTACAGCTGCTCGGATACCCACGCGTTCATCCGTTCGGTTCCAAGGTCGTCAAGAATCAATATGTCTGCGTTCTGGGCTCCCTTGATTACCTCCTGAGTATTGCCAACGTCGTATGACCGGCGGATTTGTGCCAGCAAGTCTGGGACCGAGGTAAAAAGCACCGACTCACCTTGCTTTATCAGCTCGTTTGTTATGATGGCTGCCAGCTTTGTTTTACCGCATCCTCGGCGTCCGTAGAACAGGACGCTTTTCCTATTTGGCAAGCGGCCGCTGTTTTTCGCTATCTGCTGCGCTATACTAACTGCCGCTCGATTGTCGTTGTTTACTGCGTAATCGTTCCAGCTGTCTGCGCTGTAGATTATCGGCACCTGTGAATCTCTGAACAGCCTGTTGATTTTGGCCTGTTCCCGGCGCTGTCGTTCGTACTTGCACATCCGAAGTACTTCATACTTTTGCCCCATCTCCTCAATTTCTACAGGTATCATTCCTGGCGGGCTTTGTTTACATGAGCCCATGCCTTTACACCCTCTGCATAACTCCTGCTTAGGAATATTCTTCTCGCAGTCGTTCCTGATCACGCTTAACTTTGGCCGCGAATTCTGCGACGTACTGCCTGTGGGCTTCAGCTCGTTCACGGTCGCCATCCACTCGTTCATACCTTCGATCTCCTTCTCCATCTTCTCCGTCTCTCCAATTTTTCAGAATGCCTCTGACGTAGTTTAGGTCCCTCTTACCTCGGGCCTCTGCTTTATCGATGGCTACAAGCATTTTCCTTGTGCCATACTCCTCTGTTAAGACTGCCAGGTCTCCTAGCTCATCTCCCCTCAATGGTCTGAGCTTGTTCTGGAAAGAATTTAGAATTTCATCTGGTACCGTGGGGGGGATATTTTCGGGAGTAGATATTGGCTGCTGCCTCTCTCCCCCCTCTGTATATATCTCTGTATAATTCTCTCTACTCTGTGATGTGTGCATTTTTTGCACTGGTAGTAGTTCATTTTCTGCACTGGTAGTAGTGCAATTATTGCATTGGTGGTAGTGCAGATTCTGCACTGGTAGTAGTTCATTTTCTGCACTGGTTTGAAAACGAACCAGCTTTACTCGGATAGCTTTACCTCTCCCTTGACTTCGTGTTTCAATAAAGCCTTTTTTCTCCAAGGACTCACGAGTCTTTATTACCGTATTGTTGGAGCCAATCTTCGCTTCATGCATTATCTGTGGAATGCTGACGTCGAACCACTCCGGCCTTCTTCCCGGCACTCGATTCCAAATATCGAGCAGTGTCATATAGAGCCCTCGCTCAGCTAGTGTCAATTTACCTTTACTGGCTCTGCAGAAAGCATTGAACTGGTCGATTAGTGTCATTCCATCACCTCCTCATACCAAGGCCCCGGTCTCCCAGGGCCCCGGCCAGGCTCCTTACTTGTTTTCGAGGATTTCACCGGTTTCCGTATCCACATTCTGTGGTGCCTCCGGTGTCGGTTCCTGTACTTCCTCTGCGTCTACCGTGATTACCGTTTCATCCTGCTCATCGACCATGTCCGGCGCGATGGTGGTCTTGATTGTTTCATCGGCTGCTACCGCTCTTACAAACTCAGTCTTGATGGGTGCGTACTTGAGCACCTTCTTGATTACTGTCTTCTTGGCCATTTCGTCGAAATTAGTTGACCAGGGGCTGAATCCGCCGCGGGCGGCCTGGCTGAATTTCTGCATGTGTTTCTTGACGTCTTCGACGCTCATTACCGCAAAGCCGCTGCCGCCGCTCTTTGTGCGGAATACTGCGTAGTAGAGAATCACTTCGCCGCGGTCTTTAAGGGCCGGTTTGTGTTTCATCTTTTCTTCCAAGCCGAGCTCGTACTCGAATTCGTCATTCTCGCATACTTCGTGGGCGCTGATACTGGTGATTTCGCCGCTACGGTATGCCAGGTCAATAAGGCCCTTGTACCCGAGCTGGAATTGGCATTCCATCTGGCCTTTGTTGCGATAAGGTATCATGTAAGCCTGCCCCAGCGGGGTGTTCGGCTCCACACCGAGCTGCGCGGCCTGCATCATGGCTCCGAGGAAACTCTGTGGGGTGCATTCCTGCAATTTTGGGTTATTACTCAGGGCCGTCAATGCCATTCGCGTGAATCTCTCCGGGGTGAGCACCGTCGGGAGCGCGTTTGCGATTTGGGGTTTCATCTTTGTGATGAGATTCTGTAATGTCTGTTTACCTGCATTGCTGCTTGCTACTCTGTTTTCCTGTGCTTTTGCGATTGCACCGCTTTTTACTGTACCTGCCATTTTATTTGTCCTCCTCTTTTATGCTTTGGTTGTATTCCTTTGTGGCCTCAACAATTAATTCCAATTGCGCCTCTGATACTGCTGCTTCTTCTTGTGCTATTTGCTGAATCATTGCGCACAAGAAAGCGAGCAGTTTGCTTGTAGTAGCTTTCGTTTTCCCCACTCCCATCTATGCTGAGAACCGTCTGGTTGCGGCTCCCTGTTTACTGTACTTCTCGAAGATTTCCGGTTCTTCTGCCCGGAGCTTTTTGCTGTCTACTGTTACCCTGCCGGGGATGGTTTTCCATGACACCTTTCGAGTGTCTTCCCCTTCTCCGACCAGCCCTATTTCGTTGTCGCCAAGCATGGCGCATAGCCTGTTTTGAATTTCCTGCTTCTGGCTCTTTACGTCGGTCTCCAGGGCCTTCAATTCGTCGAGCCTATCCAGTAGCTTCATGGTCTCTTTTGGGAGCGTCACAGGCTCAATTTGGCCACCCTTGAATTTGTCCTGCAGTGCTTTTGTGCATGAAGTGGAACCGTCGACTTCCGGTGGCTCGTGATTTTGTACTTTTTGCCAGAAGACCAGCTCTGCTGTCCGTAGTGCGTTTATCTCGTCTTCGTCTCTCTCGATGGTCCATGTCACAAAGTGGTTACCGCCGACAAGGCATGCGATATACCACCGCGGTAACCCGCTGACCATCATGTAATGCATGCATTGTACGTAGTACTGTGGTGGAATCTTGCCTTCGTCCCAATCCTTGCCTTTGTATGCGCTTGTGGTCTTGCATTCGAGCCCTGCCGCTTCCCCTACCAGGAGCCGGTCAAAGCTGGCCGTCATAAAAGGGTGCTGTTTGCTGCGGAAAAGCCCGCACCGCTTTACTTGCTTTCCTTCCCGCCTGCAGAATTCATCGGCTACTATCGGCTCCAGCAGGGTCCCAAAGTGCACCACGTCGTTGTCGCTGATATCCTCCGGCTGTACTGAGCCGGTCTTTTCGAGCCACAGCTGGTACTCGCTTTTCCATGGGTTCATTCCCAGAATAGCTGCTGCCTCGGAGCCTCCGATGGAATCCCTGCGTACCTGGATCCAGCGATCGTGGTTCTTCTCCATCTCGGCTGCGGTCATTATGAGCTCGCAGTTGTCTCTTATACTCATGTCATCACCTCCTCAGTCGCGGTAGCGTTCGCGTTCGTCGTCCATCTTCCAGTCACAGTATTCTTCGTAGAAAGCCTTGTATTCTTCTTCCGTTGATTCCTGCTCGTTCTTTTCGGCCAGGTATTCATACCAGCGTCGGTCTGAAATATCCCCGTTCATCATTCTTCCATCCCCTTTTTGATTATCTCTATCGCCTCGTCAATGTCGTATTTCAAATCATTTAAATCTGTGTTGCTCTCTT